AGAGGAAAGGACTTCAATTTTAGCAAACGGTTTATGGAAGTTTTTAGATAAAGACCCACTTTATGTTGAGGTTCCTCACCACATAGCAGTTTCTTACAACCCCTCCGGAGGAAGAATGAATATTTTTTACGACGGACAGTTAATAAAAACAGGAGTCCACTCAGCAGGAGGAAACTTTTCTTTGGCTGAATCGGACATTAATATCGGACAACAATCGGATGCCTCTAACCAAACAAATAAAAGAAGAAGTCAGTTTATGGGGGAGATGCATGAGATGGTGTTTTTAAGCCGATACAAAAAAGGGGTGGGTTCAACAAACACACTTACACCGTTCTATGGGGATGTTTTACTATACTTTGATTTTGAGGAGGCGAACTTAGATGGCTGATGAAGTCTTTGTTTTGAACGAGGGTCAAGCCCTCCCAACTGATTTTACAGCCGCCCTATCAACTGGGACATTTAACACCGCTACTTCCACTAATCCCTTCGTGGTGACTAAAAGCAGTAGTCATTCTACGAGTGAAAACTTCAACTACTACGAGGTCTACGATGGAGAGGTTTCTTCCTTCGGGGGAACAACCACCGCAATTAACACCACTTCTACAACAAACGCCCAAGAAACTCCCGGTTATAGGGTCCAGTTAGATACAGGAAATGCTAACGGATTTACAATTGATACCGATTACCATTATTTTGTATTGGTTTATTCGGACAGTATTTACCAACACCACTTTGCTAAATATACCGAGCAGACAAAATACGATGGAACGGTGTATAACATTGACTTCACTCCCCGTCTAAAAGAAAACATTCCCGTGGGAACGCAGGTTAAAATTTTCAAGGGACCGTTGGTTAGTAGTAGTATTGTAGCGGCTGGATATGGGTTGGTTAATAACACGGCAACATCGGAAGAAAGACACGATAAATTCGTAGAACTTAGCAGACCTACTTTCTATTTCCTATCGGGTGATAAACTTGAACCCAACCGCAAATACTCAATAACCAAGAGATTAATTAGTGGTTCAAATACTGTCAATAGTAGTTCCTTTTTCAAAACCGCCCCCTTAACTAGCGACTACATTTTAGATAAAAGTTTCTACACCCAAAATGCAACCATTGTAGATAACAACAAAACACTAGATAACGGCTCAACACCACAACTTAGAAACACATCTACTGGAACAGGCGCAACCTACACCTTTAGCACTACAACATGGAACGACTCTTCAAGAAATATCTACTACTCCGATAGTGGACACACAACCTATCTAGGTTTTATTGACTCGCCGGTTAGAAACCAACTTATTCCAAACGCAATAAATGTTAAAACCAAAAAAACAATCACAAATAGAGGAAACTATTTTGAGGCAAAGTTTTCCGATGTCACTAAGTTTTTAGATAAGAAAATAAATACTAATGAGAGAGTAGAAGTAAAGGAGGGTATCAAGAGGCAAAATATTACCTATGAACCCCAAGCCACCCTGCCGGGTATTTTTAACAACCACTCAAACCCAAGCCTTACCTCTAATATAACAGTTACGGGTTTAACAGAAAATCAAGACCTAAGAGAACTCCTATATAATTCGTCAACAGCAAAATATGAATTAATTTTAATTGGGAATTACTACTACTTGCTCTCGGCTATTACCGCCCCTTCTAGCGGCTCACAGATTATTACAATTTCAAACAGAAGGGCAATCACAAGTTCTACCTTTGAGGGTTCCGCCACGGTTGCTTCCATGACAGATGCTACGGCTTTTAGAAAGGAATGGTCGCCTGTTGTAAATAACTTTATTACCACGCATAGTATTGATATTGAGCAAGTTAGCGAATCTGTTAGTAGTTCTATTACGAATGGTTCTAAAACAATTACTGTTTCTTCTACTAATTTAGAAGTAGGGTATGAAGTGATAGGAACTAGTATTACAACAGGGACTACGATTATACAAATACCCAATTCAACTTCGGTGGTCGTTTCTAACCCCGCTACTGCTTCGGGGTCTATTACACTTACTTACAGGGCAAACAAGCGAAATGGTATTGTAGTAAGTGATTTAGAAGCAGATATTAATGACCTAGAATATAGAATTGACGGGACAAACTATGGTTTTTCAATAAAGGTAAAAAGGGGAGACCTTCATAACGGTTATGTAGAATTTGAAGATGCCCCTACCTCTTCCTATTACGACTCAACAGATATAGTTTCGTCTTTAAAAGGAAAACTAGATGTCAACAAAGTGATTTTTGAAGGTAGAATAGAAACAGTAGAGAAGAAGATTGAAATGAATCTACACTACATCACCTTGTCCGGTAGGGATGATATAGGAAAGTTATTATCAAGACCGGTAGATAAAAATTACATATATAGTGAGGACTACCTATATTCCTCCATTAGTCCCTTTACTGACGGGTTCACCGATACGGGGTTAGATATATCAACGACACTAAATGACAATACCGTTTATAAGGCTAGGCTTACGGTGGGGGGGTCTGTTTCTACAGAAATTAAATGGGGCGATGTTCTTTATGTTAAATTTGGAAGCAGGTATATTATGATAGGTGTAAGTGGTTCAAACCACGCTGTTGCTTCTAGTCCTTCAACTTTAGATTTAATTAATGATTGTTTAATTGATACAAATTCTAATAATTACGGTATCAACTCCGGGTCTTTAACGATAGGGGATATTTATGTTGCCAATAAAAAAGTCTTGGTGGGAAAAAGTCTAGAAACTTCATTAAGACATGATGGTGCTACAACTCTTTATGGTTCACTAGATAAAGGGTATAGACTAGTAGGTAGTGGAAAATTTTTATCCAGCGATGGAAGTCAAGAAAAATCTACAACTTATTCTTCTTTTAATGAAGATGGCAAAGAAATAGAAAGTCTACTTATTACTCAAGGTTCATCCTCTAGTAGAAAGGATTCTCCTATTGGTTTTACTTTTAATGAAGTTACTAACAATTCAATAGAAACCTTAGAGTTTATTACCAGTAATAACTCTCAGGATTTAACAGAAACAGAAATAGTGGTGGGCTATGTTTCCCCCATTGTTTTAGGTAGGATGGATTTCAATAATAGTGATTCCTTTTATGATAACTCAATGGGAATGTATCTAGTAAATTCTAATGGATTAGATAGAGGAGGGTTTTTACATTTATTAGACAATCTTACAAACACAGACTCTAATGGAGAAACTAGATATGGCCCCGCTACTTATAAAAATGTAATTGTAGATGATAGAGGTTTGGTTGTTACCCCCGTTAAAACAAACTATTTTATGAGATTTGGTTCTCCTATTTTTAGATTTAACAATCTAGTTCAAAGTTCTATGTATCATTACAGGAGATATAAAAGAGAACTGGATAGATTTAGCGATGGTAGTTCAAATGACACAGTTAAGAGTAGTCCTCCTTCGGGATATGAGGACAATTTTTCCGGATTTAATTTTTATACCACCTCTTTTAGAATAGAAGGTAGTTCTTCCGTAAGTAGGACATTTTACTCCGATACGGTTAACAGTAATCTAAAGGACTTACCCGTAAGTTATACTGGATATTACCCTGCGGTGGGAAGCACCCACATAGATTTGACTACCTTCCCCGAATCTTATAGAACCAGTCATTATAATTACGGACGACTAGTAGGATATGCTACTAACGGAACTCCGTTTAGTATTCTAGATAACAAAGAGCGTGTAGAAATTGATGACCCATCCATTGTTAACCCGTTTTTATTTATCTTAGGGGATGCCCTTCCTGTTAACAAAAAAAGAAAGGATAGTTTATTTAATCAAGATATTAGTAAAAATTTAGCAGGGTATTATGCGATGGTTAAATTTAAACCATCAAAGAGTTCTACTTCTATTGGTCATAGAAATTACATAGGAAACACCCAATTAGAAACCTTGTTTGATTCCGACTATAAGTTTTTTCCCATTAATAGTGTTTCTAACACCAACCCTCTAAGAATGAACTTAATGAGATTGAGAACAATGACAGTTGATAAAGATTTTAATGAAATTAACTATGAACTTTCTAAAAATAAAACTACACTTAAAGCGGGACCAAAAAAAATAAGACAAGAAATTTCTCATTCCTTGCCTAGAGGTGGACTAAGTTTATACAAAGTTAATATCACTACCAACACATCTAGTAGTTCTACAACTATCGTTGTTGATGACGCTACAGACTTAAATAAAAGCGTAGGAGGAACTGTATATCATAAAGTTTTGTATACTAGTCCTAGCGACGATTCTACAGGTTTTTCACGCCTACTAGGAACTGTTTCAAGTATTGCTTCGGCTTCTCCTCCTACCACTATTACCCTAGCCGCTAATTGTGCCGTGGACGGCTATAGTGGAGAAGTTTATGTTAGCGATGGGGCTAATGAACATCAAAGCGAAAGCCTTGCTAGTATTGGGGGAGGAACTCCCGGTCATACTGTTATTGCTCCTAATTATTTTCTAGCAGCCGGAAGAAGTTTAGGTTCTCACGCTAATTACGAGGTTCTAGAAAATGCCGCCTTTGTTAGAACAACTGTTAGTTCTTCCCAAAGCCAACTAAATCCTAAATTTTTAAGATACGGCTTTACTAACTCTTCCAATAGAGATACTATATCCATAACTGCCGATTTAAGAATTACAAATATTGCGGGTAGTGGGACAAATACCGCCACAATTACTTTCAGTAATAACGCTGGTGGTGTTGCTCCTGACCTACAATACTTTAGTAGAAATAATGAAGTTATTACGGTAGCGGGGCATAGTAATTCTAATTTTAATATTGATTATAGCATAACGGGGAGGACCTCTAATTCACTTACGGTTTCAACAGTTAGTAGTAGCAATCCAATAACAGGGGAATCTGCGGACACTTCTGATGTTTCTTGCACTATTACTTCACCTAGATATAGACATGTAGTTGTTAATCCTTATAGGTTGGAAAATGACGGGGGGTATGTTTATTATTCTTCGTCTGCTGAGGAACAAAGAAATGGTATCTACACAGGAATGAAAGTTGTTGTGGTGGACCATTCTAGCCCAAAGGGGGCGACACCATCTTTACAAGCCGAATTATCAAATTTAAATCAAGCAAATAACTACGGAACTACTATTACAGAAAGTGCTGTTGATTACGAAGACACGACGACGAGTAAGTGGAAATTATACACTACCACATATTTAGGAAACCTTAGTTCTAGAGATTTAGTATCGGAAACAGCAGATGTTGAATTACTCTATGTTCCTGTAATTGATGTTGGTATGAGCAATATTAGTGTGATAACAGGAACAAACGCAAGCCCTAGTGATGCCTATACAGGTAAGACATTTATAGCCATTGATGTAGACTACACGGAAAAATTTGAAAGAACGGTGGGTTCACTAAATGCTACTACCACATTTAGCAGATGGATTCATTATATAGGAGACTTGACAGGAAAATATCTCCACAATGATAATGACGGAACCTTACACTACATTAAGCATCACCACATATCAAAACAAAGTAGCGGGGAAAAGTTTAGACACTTTTTAGAAGTGGACAATGGCTCCGGTATTGGTTCCTCGGATAAACTTACAGTTCTTTCTGTTTGTTCACTTACTACCCAAAGAGATAAAACCGCAATTTCTCTCTACGACTACTCCCAAACAAATGTAATCAACCCATCTACGGGTAGATTTTATGAGAATGAAACCCCTAAAAGAAATTGGGCGGCTACTACCCTAACGACAAATTCTGTAACCTTTACCGATACAGAAGCAATAGTAAAGGGCATGTATGTTTTAATGGATTGTGATAGTGCAGGTTCCGCTTACATGGTTCACAGAAATACATCTAACTCTTTATTTACAGCAGATAATAATTACTCGGTTTGTTTAACAGACGGAAGAGATAAATTAGATACAGGTTTATCTGTTAAAACAAGACCCAGACTATCCGGAGCCACCGTTTTAACTTACATTTTTCCGGAGATGAAAACATTTTACGGTTCGGTATCAGTTGGGGAGATATTTACAATTAAAGCCATTGGTAGAATAAATTCTTCTAATGTAGAAAGCATAAAAATTGTTTCCCCCCTACAAATTCAAACCGAAGTAGAGGAAATTGCCGATGATATTATTTCTTCTATCGGCTTAACTTATAATAAATCAGCAGATTACGGGACAACCGACCACGATAAGTATTACATAGGTTCTAATTTTGATGGACAGGATTCCTTTACAGCAGTTAATAGTGTTTTAGATTATAAGGGCCTTAAACTAAAAATTGATGGAGAAACCTTTGACATCGTTTCAAACGAAAGTGCTAAAGAGTATAGAAGCATAGAACTAACAGAAGATAGTATAGAATATAATATAACTTCCTTTAAGAGAGATATTTCTTTGTATGATAAGTTTAATTCTGTTGTAGTTATTGGAGATGATGTAAGGGGTATTGCTAAAAACCATTCCGAAATTGAAGCAGATGGTTCCGAAAAGATAAAAGAAATCTATGACTTTTCTATCACCGGACAGGAACAAGCGAATGAAAGGGCCATGAAAATGCTTAGGGCATTTTCTACCTTATCAAACGCTATTCAAATAGGGGTTGCATCCGACCTTCCTCACATTGAACCGGGACAAATTATTACCTTGAAGTTTGAAAGAGAGGGAATTTTTAGAGGAGAATATGCAGTAATAGAAGTGGTAAAAGAATCCGGCTACCCAACGAAACTTTTATTAGGAGAATACACCAAAGACCTTTCAGCGACACTATCGCTGTTGTTGGGGGAGACTAGAAACCTACAAGGGAGAAATAAACAGGTATACAAGTCTTACGCCAGTCCCTCTATTAGTTTGCAGACGGTAAGACTTAAATTTGTAAAGGCCACAATCACAAAGAATACTGGTGTTTCAACAACGGTGTTAGGATTCGGTTCAACAATAGGATTTGATATGGGGTTAGGATTATGATTACGAGAGATGGAAGAACTGATATTAGAACCCATGTGAAAGACACTTTCGTTTATGCACAGGTGGGGACGGGTGGAGATAGCACCAACCCAAATGCTAGTGATTTAGATTCTCCCATTGGGAGCAGGTTCAGCGTTAGTGGAACTGATAGCGGAGAGACTAGCGTTGATTGGAAGTTTAGTGTATCGGGTTTAACCCACATTGGACACACGATTAAGGAGGTGGGTATTTTTGATGCAAGTAGTGGGGGGAATATGCTTCTACGGGTGAACTACGATGCTATCGGACCACTCACTTCAACAGACGATATAGAATTTATAATTACGGTGGAGGTAGACTAATATGGTAAATTATTCAAATAGAGATTATATTACAAAATTGAATGCAACTGATACAACAGATGGATTAAAAGACGGAACCGATAAAATTCATGCCAATATTATTCGTTCTTTAGAACAAGCGGCTAGGCAAAATTATGTTGTTTCCTACGGGGCTTCTAATTTTGTTCAAGAAGCAGGAGGCTCAAGAACTAGATTTAAGTTTAGTGGAAATATTACATTTATGAGGGATGGTGTAATTACAACAAGCACCCCTACTCAAGTTGAATTAACATCCGATGCTTCAACAAATACCCGATACGATTTAATCGTTATTGCTTCTTCGGGTGCTTTGGCGGTTAGAGAGGGAGATGGTTCTACTGCTACTGCAAGAGGTCCGGATAATTTAACTGCTGGTGATATTCCCGTAGCATTAGTGGAAGTAGTCGGAGGTTCGGGTGCGAACATTACAACTAGGCAGGTTCAACTTTATGGGTATGATAAAACCTCAAATTCTTTATCAATTGCATATAGCGATAGTAGTGTGTATACTGAGGCCATGTCTGTTATCGCTACTGCTGATAGAACCACATTTAAAAATAAAGTAGCGAATGCAGATATTAGATTTATTTTAGCCGACAATACCGCTGATGAGAAGTTTGAAATTTTATCCGATGATGATTCGGACGGTGATGAAGGAGATACCACGGTATTTTCAGTAGACGGTTTAGGTGCTACAACAATTGCAGGAACTTTAAATTTAGGTAGTGTATCGGCGGCTGGAACAGATACGGATAAATTTTTAGTTTTAGATAGCGGAGGAAATGTAGATTTTAGAGCAGGTTCGGATGTAGCGAGTGATATTGGGGCGGCTGCCGCACTAAACGATTTATCCGATGTATCGTATTCAAGTGGGGACTTAACTATTACAAGTTTAGATAAAGTTGTTTTTTCTAATGGAGCAAATGCTGAATTGAGTGTAGCCACGACAGGTGCGGGAACTGATGGAAGGGATTTAACAATTTCAGCAGGTTCGGCCCCCACGGGTTCTGCTAATCAATCCGGTGGAGATTTAATCCTTAATGCGGGAGGAGGCGATGGAACGGGAACTTCTATTATGACTTTTAATACCAAAGTAAATGGAACAGACGCAGTAGCAGAAAGAATGAGAATTCATAGTGATGGAAGCGTCGGTATTGGCACGAATGCCCCCGAAACAGAATTACATGTGGTAGGAGCCAGTAATCCAGCAATAACCATACAAGAAACGGGACAAACAGGCCATTTGAAACTTAAAGGGCTACAAGATTCGCAAGCACAGATTATTGCTGAAAATGAAACTGCAAGCGAAACGATTCTGTTGGATATTGATGCAAAGGCGGTAAATGGACAAGACCAATCCATAAGATTGAATAGAAATTCCAATGCTAATTCGGATGCATATTTAGTTCTAAAACAACCCGGAACAAATAATAACTCTTTCTTGTTCTATTCCGATAAAGATGGAACTGCTCACAAGGCGGTGTTTTCCGGTAATTTAGAAATGGAAGGAGCAATTCTTTCTAAAGGATATATTAGAAATATTACCGAAGTAGTTGGTAATGCGGCAGGACCACCTCCTGTTATTAATTATTCAGTATTAGATACTGACGACATTATTATCGCTAAAGCCCCTTCAGGAATTCCGCCAAACGATTTAATTATACAACTGCCAGATGCAGGAGCAACGGATATTGGAAGAACATACAGACTTATTGCTTCGGATGTAACTGCGGCATTAACTTTGGATAGGACAGGAAGTGATGATGCAATAGAAGACCCAACTGGGGCTACTATTTCTTTACCATTTGCTTTATCGGCAGGTAAAATTTATGACATTACCTGTATTGATGCTGATAGATGGATGCTTATGCAATTAAACTGATAACATTTAAATAGTCATTTAAAGACTCAATAACTAGGTAGCACCATGTCGGCAAGCGATATTGATGAGGTTCTCTCAAGGGACACCGAGGGGAAATTAAATTGGCTTGTTGGCGAGGTTACAGAAATCAAACAGGATGTTTTGGTTATTAAAAATAATCACTTAACGCATATTGAAAGCGATATGAATTTAATTAAAAAGGTTTTGGGAGGAGTAGTAGTATTTTTAATTGCTGCCTTTACAGGCATACAGGTGATGTAAGTTGTGGTTTAATATTTTAAAAGGAAAGGCTCTTGTTCCAAACGCTAGAACAAGAAAGGAAATTGATAGGTATATGGAAACAGTAGAGGGAAAAATAGGAGTTAGAGATGTTAGAAATGCTATCTTTAAAAAACTGGGAATGTTTGCTGATACAAGCGGAACTAGAATTATTAACTACTTAATGGGCTGGCATCACGAAAAAATGGAAGCCTACGATGAGAATATTAAACATTATACAGAATATAGAATAGGAACGGGGTTGAATTAAATGAATAAAAGAGGAGATAAGGACAGCGTGAACGACAGAATGGTTAAGTGGACGGCCCTACCAGCGGTTTATCTATGGTTGGCCGCAAGCGGAGCCGTAGTTGCTATGGGCATTATTAGACCCGAAGTTGTTCTTGAAAATATTGAAGGGTTCATTGCTCTTATAGCAATTATTGGTGGAACTGCTCAACCGGCATTTGCTACTATGCTTGAACTTTGGAAGCAAGAACAACAAACTGAAACGGATTTGCACCCCTCAGTAATTGAATCCCAAACAAAGGTTATGGAACAAAGAGCCGCTTTAGAAAGAGAAATGGCTCTCAATGCTCAAAAGCACAAGCATATGATGGATGCTGAGGAACGCCGAGCCAAGATTGAACTTGTTAAAGATGGCAAGGCCGTGTTTAAAAAAGATAAGTAGGAATAGTTAAAAAAATTCGGATTTATCAAAAACGCAAAAAAAGGACTACCGCCCCCCGAAGGGAACGATAGCCCAATATTACTTACCACTCAATTTCAATTTTATGGAACTCATTATCGTTCTCATTAAAATACTCAATTTGTTTATTCACTCTACCTTTTTCCCAAACCTCATAAGAGATTTTAGAATCCAAAACACAATACTTGACAACATCTTCATACCTTCCTTCTGCCCACCACCTAACAGCAGTTAAACCGTCTGCGGATTTTTTAGTTCCTAAATTACACTTTGCTAAATTATCTAGCGAGACATGAAACCCACTAGTATGTTTATTCATAAGTCGGCTGGTATCAATACATCTAGCATCTTTATTGTCAAGAAACTTCTTTGCAATAAAAATATCCATTGAATCCCGAAGGGCTGGTAGGTCAAAACTAATAATGTTGTGTCCTAGCAAAACACCTCCTTCGTCAAAGTGCTGGTCCAAGTCGTATTTTAAACTCCTAAGAGACTTAACCAACACCCCGTCAATACTCATGGGTTTATCTACATAAGCCCTTGATTCCTTTCCGTCCCATGTTGTAACGCAGGTTATATTCCACATATGGGTATTGTTCCAACCTCCGATGTCTGCCGCACTATTTCCTGTTTCAATATCAATTGCTAATACTTTATTCATTTTTATACACCTCTATGTCCTTGATTTCTTCCAAAGAATATCCACTTGTTATTAAATTAGCAAGACTATTTAAATGTTCCTTACTTATAAAGGTCATTAAAATATCCACTATATCTTCTTTGGAAATTTGTTCATTACTAAAGTAGGACCTAATCGTCATAACCCTATCCTTATTCATCGTTAGTCGCCCTCCTCATGTAGACCTTTTTATCTCTTTTTTCAACCTCAAAGAGATGTTCCGCTTTAGTCCAAAGTCGGTAGAATGTTGCTCTCGCTTTCTTTGTTTTCTTGAGGTAGGTTTGAATTACACTAGTTTTTGTAACCCATCCATCGGTAGCATTTGTCCTTTCTTTGGTTTCCTCATAGCAAGAAATTACAATGTTCTCCACCTTTTTAGATTGAGTCCTAGTATCTCCGCCCTTGAGTTTCATACTGAACCAGTCCGTAATAGAATCAAAACTACTATCCGTAAGAATTTTTGCTTGGTCTACATGACGAGCCGTTACAATGGGAGACTTTTCCGAGATAGCACACAGGGTAGCGGCAATACCCATGTTGTTGATAGTATTCATTCGGAATGAATCTAGTGCCTCATACATTTGAATCCCCTCGTAGTTGTCCATATGCCGACGCATACCTTTGTTAACAACCTTAAGACGATTGAGGGCTTCCTGCTGAAAAACAGTAATGGTTCTTTTATCCCCTGTTTCTTGGAGGCGGCGTTGAACCCATAGATAAATGTCGTAGAGTTGATTCGCATACTTCTCAAAGTCCAAGTGGTCTTCCTCTGTATCTCTAATGATACCGAAACTGTCCAAGTAAATATCCTCCATCTTTGCCTTCAACGAAGGAGCAATTTCCCTAACATATAACCACATTCTTTGAAACACACCCTTTGTGAGAATAACTGCTTCCAACCCTTGTGGGGGAAGAGTGGTAGCCCATAGTGAACGCTGACAATCAACCACCAATGGTTCTTTCCAATCGGTTAGTCGTTTCTTAATTAGATGTGTGTCCGAATCTAACTTGTTCATAAACTTTTGAAACATCATCACCGTGTCTTGTTTATGCTGACTATCCTTAAAAATACCCGAATGTTCAAATTCATCAAATGCAATAAAGCCCGAACCATACAACGCACCATTAACCGTGATGTCAATAAACTGTTGCTCAGGGTCTCCGTTATCATCTACTGGGTTATTCTCACCCGCTTCCCATCGTTCATTAAGTTGATTAGTCTTAATTGTTCCTAACAGGGCTTGGTCTGTAAAGGCATCCGGGTTTTCAAGAGTAAATTTATCTAATCCCGATAATCTACCCCTTATGTTTTTACCAGTAATTTCTGCAAATTCATCGGACATGGGGTATTCGTTAACTAGTGTGAACAAATGCTCCCATGTAGGTTGTAAGAAATCAAACATCGTTGTCTTACCTGTTCTAGCCGTTTGAATCCAACAGAAATGAATTCGTGTATCAAGGGGAGTCCCAAGGACCGCCACCCTAACACAATTCTTTAATATCTGCCCAAGTGTTACAAAATACGACATAGCGGCTGGATAGTCGTTATAAACTGAATACTTCGTAACTCCTTCTATCCAATTTAGTGCCGTTTTTGGCAACTCTACTGCTTCTCTCTTTTCTATAATTTTTGCTACTTCTTCGTTCATGCTAACGAGACTGTCGTATAATTCCCACTCGTCTACATCAAAATCTATGCTCAATATGATACCTCCTTTTCTTCATTTAGTGCTTCTAATATACTAGAAGCGGTTATTTTTCCTATTTTTTCTATTTTTGTTAGTGATTTTACATCACTTGATGCAATTTTTGCTATTGACCCGTAAGTTTCAAGCAATAAATTGGCTTTTTCGTTTGTAATGCCTTTAATTTGTGTCAAAATATCAATTCTAACATCATCTGTTCGTTTTTTCTTGGGCAACATTTTACTCAAGTCTACTTTTCTGTCCTTATTGTAAAAACAAGCAACAATAAACTCGGCGGCATCCCTTGTGGCGGGAATCCACACGACTTTTGTATTAGTATTAAGAGTAATTGCTGACATAGCACCCACTAATCTTCGTTTCATCTTATTTATGACTGTTTTATCAAATGTTTTTAGGTGTGTTCCTAGTTCGGAAGCCTTTCCATGAATTAGAACAACAGTTTTACTGTAATTATCTTCCATGTTGCTTATTTGGTTAAACATTCTTTTTTCCTTGACGGAGTAGTAGAAATCACTAACGGATTTTGCCTCAATGCAGATATTTTCACCCACATAGTCTCCAACCTCAATAAACCTTCTTTCCACAGGAACTCTAGCCAAGCCAGCAAAGTATTCCACATTAGAACACAATACAGAACTTTCTCTACTATCAATTATCATCGCCATACCTCCAACACTTTCCAACGCACATTCCTTTATCAATTAGAGTCGCACACGAAGCCGACATAAACCTCTTATTCACCACATAGTTCACAAACTTTCTAGTAGTGGCTGGGTTGTAATCAATCCAAACATCTTCTTTACTAGCAATCTGTTCAACCTCAGCACAGATGATATTTGATATATCGCCCAAGACTTCACCTTGTAATTCTCTTGGACTTCCTTCAATGCCCCGTTCAATCAAAACCATGTCGGAAATAATTTCATTATACCATTGAACGAGCAGATACCTAGCCTCATGTAGTGGGTTTTGAACCAAATTAGCCGAGGCCAAACAAGGAATCACCGGCAGGGTAGCGGGCGAGTCCACGCTTTCAATCTCAATGCCCGCCGCCTCAATTTCTTTTACCTTAGGCCATTCAAGCAATTGTTCTCCATAGTATTCATTTGCACCCGACCTTTGTTTCTTGCTCATTTCTAGGATGAAGTTTAAATCATTCTTTAAGTCCGATTGCCTTAGGGGGATAGAAAACCTCTTTGCCCCCATGTGATAGGTATTTTGCACTCTTCGTAGGCGGGTTGTGTTGATAACCCGATGGTCAAGTAGAGGAGACTTTTTGATTACATCATGGCAGATATTGAAAAATGCCTTGACTCTTCTCAAGTCCGAAGTCCTCTTACCATAGACGAAAATGTAAAAACCTCGTCCACTAAAAGCCATCCGATGTTTTAGATTTCTTTTTATCAACCAAGCATGAAGAGTCTTTAAGTCCTCATACGCTTCGTCCAAAGAATCATTTCCATGAGCGTCAATATCCAAAAAGATTCTGTCAATAATAACTGAATGTTCAAGCCCCCGGTTGTCGGAAAACTCATCGTAATTATATACAGATGTATATACATTCATCTTACCGTTGTAGATTTTAATATAGTCTAAAAATTCTTCTTTGTCGTGAACAACAAACCGCTTAGGCTGTCTAGCGTTCATGTGTGGGCTTCCTGCCCATACTTCTCTCGGAAAATACATTTTTTCACCTCATACTTGTTTAGTGTCCTTTTTAATCTGCTCTCGCAGTTCTTCCTTAGAAGGAAGTGTTTTTACTTTTTCTTTCTTTATTTTTTCCGGAAGGACAACCGGCTTAATATTCATTTCAATCTTGGCTGAATCTAAATCACCTACAATTAATTCTGTCAAGTGTTCAATATGAAAGGTGTAGAAAGCATCCTCAATTTCCTTTCTCAGTTCATCACTCACAAAATTAGCCATAATATCAAGAGTATATTTCTCTTTACTAATTATGTTTCCCAATGTTTGTTCTATGTTGTAAATGTCCTTAACAGTCCACCCAAACTCTAGCACCTTTTTAACTAAATCATTCTTTACTTCTTCAAATTTTTTTCTATCCATGTTATCACCAATCATATCCAATACTGCTTTCGCCCTTTTCACAAACAGAGTAAAGACCACACGCCCTACACTTCTTGTAAAAATCATCAAATGGGAACTCCATAAGTAGGTAGGAGTCCACTAGTTTCTGCATCGCCTTTTCAACCGATACTTCTGTTCTCGCCTTTACGGGTTCAAGAAATATGTAGTTGCTCGCTGGGAAAAACCATCCCCAATTAGTAAATTCCATATTAGGGTCAAGTCCCTCTGCAATTTTCTCTTCATCCGTTGCGTTATCAAAGAGAATTTTATAGAAGGCCATTTCCTTTCTCATGTGGGTAGCCTTGCTATCCTTCCAAATGCCCGTCTTAAGTTCAAGTGGGGTATACCCACCATCAACAATAAACAACCTATCAATGATACCTTGTAGGTGTATTTGAACACCATTCAATTCAATTTTAGCATTGAGGCGAACTTCATTACCAGCGGGCTTAAAGAATTCAACAATGCCTTCCTTCACACAGTCAATAAATCGTTCAGCAGACCACGAAGCCATACTCCTATACAAAGCCGATGTAATTTCATCGGTCGTTTCTGGATAAAGTTCCAAGAAACTCTTTGCTAATTTATTGGGGTCGTCAATGTAATTCATAGCATCGTCAACATCAACTGCCTTCCAAAAATCCTCTTGGGCGTTGTGTGCTTCTGTTCCTCTAAGCATCGCTTCGTTAGCAGGTTGCGATACTTTGCCTTCACCTAATGGGTCATAGGACATTCTATAAGATGCCCTACAAAAACCATAGGTTCCTAACGATGATTTAGTAATTTTAAGCATGGGGCCATTTTCATCATCGGGGTTCCATTGATATGTAAAGCCGTTGTTTAAATCCCTTTCTGTCCATTCTGTAACATAATTCATTTTCCTATCTCCTTTAATTCGTCTATTAATGATGAGGCTTGTTGCCTCGTTTGAACGCTGGATATTACATTTTCTGTTCCACCCAACTTTCTAATGTAGTCCAACTGCTTTTCAGTAGGAGGACCGTCAGTATTTTTAACCACCTTTACGGGTTCTTCCATAACCTTCCTTCTTAAGGAAGCAGTAGTCTCGTCGTGGCAAGGCTTACAAACCTCAACCACATTACTTCTAGCATAGATTAAATACTCCTTTCCGAGTTCTCTACATCTATGTTGTGAAATAATATGATGCCATTCTGTTTTTTCAAAATTATCACCACAAATGGTGCAAATTTTCTGTTTAACCCAAAACTTCTTTTCCTTCTTGTAAATTACTAGAAGGTCTTGTTCTAAGTTTTCTATTTCTTTCTTTTTGTTATTTATTCTTTCATGTAATTTTCTCATACTTTTAACATATGTTCCGTCTTTTTTACCCATATTACCACCACTCCTCTAACCTTGACTGGTTAATGTCTTTTCTATAAAGAGATAAAGGCCACCCCATGCTCTCAAACACTAACGCAGATTTCTTAATAATTTCAGCCTCAGCAATAAATTCCCAATCGGGTGCATAAGTGTTAGTAAGGTTCATTTGGTTGATACTTCTAAAAGCCAAGTATTCTGCTGACTTTGATTCGCCTTTCCATAGATAACACTTCTCCTCTAGGTTGTGATTATTCATTTTGTAATAGTAATAAGAATCACCCTTGGTAATTCTGCCGCCTAGGTCTTGTTGGTTATAATATAGAATACCAGCCGTCCCACCAGCAACCATCTTATATTCGCTTAATGGTTTTCGTAGGCGGCTTCTCTTAACTAACCTCTTTATATCCACCTTGCCCTTGACAATATCCTTATACCATTCATTGCAGTAGGCCACTATTTCGTCTTTATCGTTAAACAATGATACCTTCTTTAAAAGGTTTTCTTGAAACTCTTTCGCTACAGGGGTCTCATTACTTTTCTTCATCTCAAAACCCATTACGAAGAATTTATCCTCATCTAAAAAGGACCCGTCTTTCCAAGAAAGCCAGCCGCAATATCGGTTCTTTTTCTTTGACAGGAAAAACTTAGAAGCAAACTTTTCAAATTCTAACTCAACAGGCTCACGAAAAACATCCTTTGAAATGTAGTCGTTAAGTTTTTCACGAAGTTCCAGCGCATCATCAACATCTCTAACCTTGATAAAAACAGAATCCGTATGGCCGTAGATAACTTCGTAGCCTAAGTCTTGTGCCTTAAAAGCCGTCATTCTCATGGCCCTGCGAGCAGAAGCCGTAATTGATTTAGCCATATCCATGTCTGCCCAACCGTAGCCATCCTTTGCTAGAATACCGTAGAATGCATTGACAACTCGCTTAGTAGCCATCTGTGCTGAATCCCACTTTTGGTATTCTTCCTCCGTAGTTGCTTCCGAGCGTAGTTTCTTGTAAGAATCTCTCATTTCCATCAGTTCCTTAACCGCTTGGGGCAATACACCTTCACCGTCCTTGCTAAAATGAATATTCGGACGGCCCGAATACGGTCTTAGGTTCTTTGGGGTTTCCCACCAAACAGCATACCCATCACGGGTTTTACTTTCCCACGAGATATTCATTGAAGCCATCATTGACGGGTATAGAGATTTGAAGTCAAAAATAGCCACATTCTCATGTTGTCCGTAAGTCTTTTCCTCATTGGGGTCCATAACGAAAGCCGCTTCAAACTTCTCCTTTGAACCTTTCAGTCCGGTAGGAGGAACCCAATCAGCCTTCTTCATAAAATACACGCCAGCCATCTGTGAATTGTGATAAGTGTTTTCAAATGGACAACCAATCAAGCGTTGTAGGGCTAACTGATTCTCACTAACATTGAGTTTTTCATCAATGTCCACACACAATTTTACATCTATTCGTGCATATTCCAAGTAAGTGTCCGTGTCTTCAAGCCAAGCCCTTTCGTAAAACTCGTTGTCTTGGAACTTAGCAGAAACAACCTTACCATCATTCTCAAGAACCAACTTAGAACAATCATCCAACTTCAAAGAAGGTAGAGTTCCCATTTGTGAATCAGTCCACAAACGCTCAAATCTATCCATCAAGCAAAAGGTCAAACGACCCTTAATTGGTTGGCCGCTATTATGGTAGTTTTCTACTTTAAGGTTCCACCCAACAGGTTCACCACCAGCATAACGCCTTGAAACATTCTTGATTTCCCCATAGGGAGACATAAGCGTAGGGTTAATATTCAATTCACACATACGAGAAATAACTTTCGGTATGTCAAAACCAAGCAAATACCACCCAATAATCATGTCGGGGTCTTGCTCTTGCATTAAGCGAATAAACGCATAAAGCATATCAGTTTCATTGTCATACACTTCAAGCCATTCCTGTTCCTTGTGAATAACTCTTTCAGCAAACCAAGTCATTACAGTAGGTTTCTGTGTGTAGTTATCGTAAATACTCAGCACCGTAATTTTCCCATCGTGTTCTCCACCCACTTGAGTTTCAATATCAAAATACCACTTGCGTAGGTTGTATTCGGGAATCTCGTAATCCGAATCAATACACCAAAGCCTAGCCGCATCCACATCACCTTGATAGGTTCTCTCAGTTTTGTGGATTTCCTGCATAATATTGTATCTATCGTAGGGGTTCTCGTAGTAATACTTTACGAGAGGAGTTCCTTCCAAGTTTTTACGGTTAGTGGGACTTCTAATAAAGTCCACCCTCCTACCTCTCGCAATTATACTTCTACTAATTTTAGTATCAATGGGTAGATAAAAGTAGGGGCGGCATTCAAATGTTTCTTCCTTTCTTTCATCGTTAATATCCCGATAACGAAGTTTAATCCTGTGTTCGTTGTTCTCTTGAATCGTGTTTATCATCATTTTCATCACTCAGTATTTCAATCTCAATGTCGTTTTCTCTTAGTTCATACTGCATTTGGTTTTGAATGTAGTGAATAAGGTGTTGTTTTAGTTCCTTAGCGGAGGTATCTCGCCAATACCACCCACCCCTCACTAAGAGGTTTAGTTTAAATTTAGGACCATCACTCATGCAAATCCCTCATCATTTGTGCAAAGTCTCTTCCGTATTTCATGGTGAGTTCAATATCCTTAAACTCCTGCAATAAGCGTTCTACATAAACACTTGCATCCATTAATTCCTCTTGGAGATGGGTAAGCCATTCGTGAACAGAAAGGTCTTCTCGTTCCATTGTTGTGCCGTATTTCTTTTTGCCGACTTCTGCTCGTTGTTGAATTTTTTTGCACACTTCATCTTCGTGTTTGCTCATTCTTCTCTCTCCTTATATTCGTATGCCCATGTAATTTGGTCTGTTAAATCCATAGAGTATTTACGATGAATTTCTTGTAAAAAGATAATCACATCGTCATGTCCTGCAAACTCACATAGTTCGTTAGTATCGTGTTGGTCATAACCTTGAATATCATCAGCGAACCAAACCGCTACCTTTAACATACCATCATATGAACACCCATCTAACTGTTGTATCATTCTTCTTCCTCCATGTTCATGTTTAGGATTCTATCAAGTAGTCTCACCTGTCCAATCAAATATAGAATAACCCCACTATTACTCTCACCATACATTTTGAGAAACTGTTCTAGTGTTGTGTTTCTCTCATTCAAGTTATGCATTAGCGTATAGTGGAGTTGGGTTCTCATTGTTGCTAGAATAGTCAACAAAATTTCTCTTTCCATATTTAAGCCTCCAATCTAGGCGCACGAAGAATAGTCACTCCACCGTTCACAAACACAAACGGCATATCATCATCGTAGTAAATGTAAGTCCATTCGTCCTCTCCATGCAAAATGGGTTTAGCCATAGGCAAAGAAAACGAACCAATACTTGGTTCAGTAGTAGAACCTTCAATAGCATTAATTCGTGTGGAGAAGTTTTGTGAACCCCTGTGAGAAGAAACAGTAAGAACTTGGCCCTCATACCCAAGGGTATAAACAGATGTTCCAACCTTTTCAGCATTTTTAAAACTATCTACAAGAGCATTTGTGTGAACCGCTACCTTAGTATTGAGAGTTAACTTTTCTGTAACCTTCAAGAACTCGCTTTCTTCGTGGTCTGTTTCGCAAATAGTAGAAAACCTCCCCATAACATGGGCGTATTGATGTCTTTCAAGTGAGGGTAATTCAGCAATAGAATTACCATAACTAACCTTGATAATACCATCTACGGAAACGACACTACATTCTTCATCCGGTAGATACTTTAGCAAGGTGTCAGCATTGACACAAAATCTACCGGGTGTTTCGCACTCCATGTGATAATTTTCAACCCGAACATAAGTAGACATATCACCATTTTCAATAATTAGGTTTTTTCCTGTAGCCGTAATCCGAATCTCGTTCCCAAGACTTGAGTTTTCACTACTTAATCCCCTGTTGTATTTCCCCTTAATAAGGGAAACATTAATATCATTCTTCAATCTTTTTCCATTCATTGTAATTTTCATGTGTTTCACCACCAATTTGTTCATAACTTCTATACATAATATCACACCATTAATCGTTTATTCAAAGGTTGTTTTCCTTGACTTCGGGAAGGCCATTCCATGTGACCTTGCCCTTTTGATTCTCAAAAATTAAGAAGGATTGACCTTCATTTGTTGCATTGGTTTTAGACTTTGTAACCTTTGCATATAGGCTAGTTTTACCATTTCGTTCTTCACGATAAGTGTAAATGTGTTGGTAAAGTTTAGCCGTAGTAGACTTTTCCCAATCGGGCTTTTGTCCCACAACTTCAAACCCATCATGCACTTCTTTCATGTGCGTGATGAAAAACTTATGGCACTCCAATTGACAAGCCGCTTTAAACAAACGCTGGTATTCTTGCGTCCGAGCAAACCATTGGGTGGGAACCATTTTGACTTTATCAGCCTGTCGTGGGTCATTACCTTTAATATGGTTTAGCCGAGCAATCATATTTGTTGTATCAAGCCAAGTGTCCAAGCCATCAAAAACGATGGCCTTAACTGCTTCAACCTCAATTTCCTCTTCCTCATCTTCAAGACTAATTTTCTTAGTTTCAATTGCTTCTTTAACCATTCCAATAAAGAAACGGGCCATATCAGCAGTAGCCAAATAATCAATAGTCATGTCGTCTTTGTAGACATGGGGGTTGTAGATAAACACCTTATCATCGGAAGACCAATGTTGCCTCCAAGTAGGTTCTGCTCCTTCATCAAAGTCCAGCACAAAAACCCAATGTGTTTTCTTCTCTTCTTCCGTTCTACAATCCAAACAAATACCTGTTTTTCCAGTTCCGGGGTCGCCCGAAACACCACAAATCATAAATGCTGATTCATGCTTCAACAGATTTCGTCGTTGTGTAAACGCTCTTGCCTTTGCCTTAGCAAAAGCCGTATTTCTTTCTTCTTCGTTAACGCTAGACAAAATTTTGCTAGCATTTCCTTTTCCTTTCAAACTCATTCTTCTTCCTCTCCTTTAAATTGTTCTTTTAGTTGTTTTAATTGGTTTTCATGCACAATACGGGTGAACATTTTCCCACTTTGTCTCATGTGAAAACGAACACTATACATGTCGTCTTCTTGGTGTCGCCATTCAATGCTTTCCACCTCTTCTAAATCCAATAAAATTTCATTCATTCGTATAATCATTTTTCTTCCTCCAAATGTATAGGCTTCGCACCTATCCGTATGTCATTCAACCGCCACATATACACGGCTGATACTGTCGCTGTATCTCTATGCCGACAATACCATAAGTTCACAGTTCATCTAGCCTCTCCGTAAGGAGCAAAAGAGCCGAAGCCCAAAGCCCTACAAAAATACCCAACTGTTGGTCGTGCAAGGCATAAATACCAATGCTACCAACAATTGAAACTAGGCTACTGTAAAGTCCAATTTTCTTCCAATCCATTGTAATCACCAATAGTTGAGAGAGTCTCCATCGGAGGTATCAACAGATTCAGCCAGTCCCGTAGCCAAACGAACATTTAGTCCGTATAGGTTGATAGAAACTGGGTTGTATTCGCCATTAATTGGGATTCCGCTTTCGTCCTTCTTTTGTGATTGGCTGGTTCGTCCAATAACGACAATATCCGAGCCAACCCCAAAGTCAATGTCCACATGGGAAGGAACCCAAATCGGAGTTGATTCGGGCATATCCTCGTCTTCAAAGCCATAATTAGCATCAAGAGGTTCAATCCAAATAACACGGTTTCCGGTGTTTTTATTGACGGTCAAGTTCATGCTGGTGACGATACCATCCGTTACAGTAATTTTCAATCCCTGTTGGGTTTGAATTTCTTGGTGGTAGGACTCAATATCCATTAGGTCAGTTACAAACTCACCCATGTTTTCAACCAATGCATCCTCGTAGTTATAAGAAGAGGTATCAAACCATCGTGGGTCGTCCTCATCCAAAATATCAATGTAGGACAAGGTTTCTAGAGTCTTGTTGCGAATACCGTAGATAGCATTCCTGTCCTCGTTAGGCAAACCATAAAAGGTGAGCATACGGAAACAATCAGCCTTGAAATTCTTAGCCATTTCGTTCTTCAACTGAACAGTCCAAAGTTGGGTTTCCCCGTCTTCCTTCTGTCCGATGAAATGCGCTCGCACTTGATGTTGTTCTTTTGGTAGGGGGCGACCATAATTTTTGTTGGTGTCGCCCGATTGCCAAGTCTTAACTGCGTCAAGAGGAACAATCCAAACAGTTTCCGAGATTTCAATAGCCATGTCGGGAACTTGAGGGAGAGTTTTTGTTTCCCACTCATCGTTCTTAACTTGGGTCTTTTTGAATTCACCGTCTTCAAGAACAATCTCAGCAACCAAGCCATCAGTTAAGGCTTGCGATGCATCAGCGTTGTAGCGAGAACGAACATTCTTACGCTTATATTCCATGATGTCTCGGACTGGTTCAATTCCAACAAAGAATCCTGTAACCATAGCACCAAAACTTTGCTGTGAACTTGAACGGTTAGAGGCAAGACGACTTCGCACATATTGGCGAGTCAAGGACATAGCCATTAATTGTTGTCGCTCATCCTCTAAATCCAAGTTATTGCTCGTGGCTAACTCGGTATATTTAGCATTCATTTCTTCTTCTTCAATTTGTAGTCTCTTAGCAAGACTACCCAATTCGTTTTCTATTCTTTCAATCATTTTTTCACTTCCTTTTATTTTTCATAATTTGGGAGCAGAACCAAGCAATTAACACTTTAGGCGTCACGCTTCGGCTCCTCCACTCCATTTCTCCTACCGCTGATATGCACATAAACCTTGTGGTATTGTCCACATCAATTTCCATAACGGCTTGTAGGAGTTTATTACATATATCCTTTACACTTTGTCCATTCTTTACTAGCGTTGTCAAGTAGTTCATACCCATCGGGTCGCCACTCAACATTTGTAGTAGAGCATTTTTGTAGAACTTTAGTTTTGCTTCCATAATTTCATCAAGACTTGTATCGGAAAAAATACACGCCTGAACCTCATTAATAGCACGACGAAAATCTCCATCGCAACTTTCTACAATTTTTTGGACTAAATTTTGCTTACTTTCATCTACTTCTAATACATTATCCCCGGACATTAGTCTTAGAAGTCGCTCAACCTGCACCTCATCGGGCAACGGTTGAAACAGATAGTTTGCACACCTTGACTTCAAGGCCTCTTCTACACCGTAGGAGTCGTTGCAGGTAATAACGAAGGTGGTATTTACTGCTCGTTCCATAGTGCGTTTTAATGCTCGCTGGGCATCCTTGGTCATTCCCTCTATTTCATCAAGTAAGACAAATTTCATTTTATTTCCACTAACAGAACTAGTGGTAAGAAAATTGTAAATAGTCTCACGCACGGTTTCTAGTTTGCGGTCTTGGCTAGCATTAATCTCAAGAAAATTAGTCTTGAAATCCTCGCCCAAGAACAGTTTAGCCATAACTAAAGCGGCTGTTGTTTTACCAGTTCCCGGCCTACCATGTAATAGTAGGTTAGGCATATGGTTTTTCTCAACCCATCGGTGAGCGTCTTCTGTAAATCTGTGTTGTCCTATAATTTCTTCAATTGTTGTTGGTCTAAATTCTTCTGTCCAATTCATGTCGTTCCCTCATAATCAATCTCTTAGCCGTTAACACATAACCCGCTACTGACACGGCACTTCGTAGCGATGAACACACAACCCCAGCGGGGTCAATTACCCTGTATTCGGGGGCATGTAAATACCATTCGTCTTTGATTCCATCGTAGGCATATTCTTGAGAAAGGTTGTGCATTACATTCTCAAGGGTGGTGTCTTCGCCCACACAATTCTTATACAGGGTATTAAAAACTGCAAATAAAGCATTTCTAAACCCGATACGAATATCTAATTTAATATCGGGGTTATTGTCAATATTATAGTATTTTAACAAAGACAAACCCGAACCCCATGTGTAGCCTGTTTGAATGGCCGAGCGAACAGCATTCAGCGAATCGTCTAGTCTATCCTTTTTGTTGTGGATTTCCTGTTCCGACTCCCCGTGGATTTTAATAATACCAGCCATTCCATTCAACTTACCCATTCTAGCCAAGTTCTTTTTCTTGTGGAATTCTGTTTCAGCCATAGCCGCATCCTCAACAATTTGTTCACATCTCTTAGCGACTCTTTCGGGATTACTGGGCTGACCAATAAATAGTGTGCTTGAGGCGTTGATAACTAACGACTCACATTCACCTAAATGTTCAAGTCGGGCGTGGCGAATATCCTCATCTAATGCATTAATGAAATAATGACAATTAAGGAATGTAGCCAAGTCTCCCAATTTAAGTCCCGTCCAAACAGAAATGTCCTCGGCCTTAGCAATAGAAGCATCAATAGAACCATTCATACTATTCACCACGAATTGATTCAAAGCAATAGGACTAATGGACTTAAGCACCATTAGTAGTGGGCGTTTGTTCTCCTTTGCTAATTCCAAGGCGGGTAGGATTTCTTCAAAGTCTTTCACCTCTTGGTCGCTAACCAACACAAGAGGGTTTTCCATTCGCCTCTCCTTTCCATTGACCCGTTCCAAAACATTGTGAATATACCCAGCCGATGATTCAAAACCCTTTACAATTTCTATTTCGTCCTTTCCCGAGTGAGAAGGTTCAACAGTAATAACTCCTTCCATTCCAATAGAACGAATAATTTTGCTAATGCGTAGGGCCATCTCTTCGTCGTTGTTTGCACTAATCAAGGCGATAGCATAAATGTTATCAAGTGTAATTTCCGACGCGTTAAACGAAATCTCGGATTCTAGAGTCTGCATTAACTTGGTGAACTCGCTTCTAATTAGCGTTGGGTTATATCCCTGTTCAATTAGTTTCATTCCCTGCTTAATCAACGCATTAGCCAACACCGACGCAGAAGTAGTTCCATCACCGGACTTTTCCTGCGCTCTTTTGCAGACCTCAATTAGTAGTTTTGCACCAACCATTTCTTCCTTTGTAAGGGAAATGTTCCGAGCAATTGTAACGCCATCGTTGATAATCAACGGGGGTAAATCATCGGGTCTGTCAATAATAACAGAATTTCTTGCTGGTCCCAATGTTACACCGACTACATCGGCTACTGCTTCAATTCCCTTCACTAGTGTTTTATTTGTTTTTTCTTCGTTGTAAATCATTCTTCTTCCCCCTTTAGATAAAAGTGTCCGCTTCCTGCATGTGCAATCCTACCAATGTAGGTTTTAAACTTATTTTCTACCTCGTCGTCTGTTGTTACATTCCAAACCCATTTTGATAGGTTAGATTCAAGCCAAGAGATATATTCTAAAACCATTGGTGTAGGTATTTGGTTGGTCATTGTTGTGCCTCCCATTTCATTGTTAGGTCACAACAAGTCATAATATTTATGATAGGTTGTATATTGCGTGGATATTGATTACCACACTTCTTGCATACTGCAAGCCATTTCATTCTTCCTCACCTACCACGGCCACAATATCGTGTGGAGATACCGCTTCAAATTCTTCGCCATTAAAAGTGAATATGAAACTTGACTTATAAACTATCAAGTCTCCGACTTCCGTTTGACTGTTCTTTTCAATCACAACGCCAATATTCTTAGGTTGTCCCCTAACGATACCGCTTTCCGATTGTAGTTTTTTCTTCTGTATTATAATATAATCATTCTTTGTTTTCATTCTTCTTCCTCCTGTTTTTTAATACATTTTTTACAATAGCCCCATCGGGACAATGTTTCTGCTGGTCCATGATAACATTCACCACAATAGGGCGCATATTTTCTCAAAGCATCACCGCCGCAAATAATCCTAGAGTAATGATATTTACTACCATCACTCCGATTGCTATTTTGTTCATGCTATGAATGTCGTCCTTTACTTGGACTAACTCGTGAAAAACCATGTTCCCAATCTCAATCAATGTTTCCATGTCTTTCTTCATTGTATCTACTCTCCGTTTCTTTCATTGTTAGATTATCTATGTAGCCCTGCGCCCAAACAGACAAAGGGATGTATTTAATCAAGCCTTTCATATCCATTTTGGGGTCTACTAACCAAGCCGTGAACGCAACCCCCCTTGACTTCCTCATGTGTAATCCTCCAATTTAGCCTTTCTTTTTACTCTAGCAACCTTTCTCTTTGGCTTTTTAATACCCAGCAACTTGCAATCAGCCTCACTTAACCTTCTTGCTAGCGAGTTAGCGTATGCCTCGTTGCTTATTAGTCTTTTCAAAATATATGTCTCATCCGGTTTTAACCCAGCCTTGACACATATAGCATTGTAGGGGTTGTCGCCTTTTCTTTGTGGGGGGACAATTTTTCTATATCCCCCATCCCAAGAGTAGGCAAACAGCGCATAGAAATACTTCTTATTCACCCGGTTCATGTAGGACGAAACCACCACCAGTCGTTCATTTTCGGGGAAGGTTGCTATTGCCCACGAAATTAATTGCATTGGTGGGGGTGATAGGTTAACCAAGTCTCGGTAAAACCTAGCCCTGTCTTTAGTCTTAATGTAGACCCCCGTTATCTCCCAAATATTGGCTTCAAGAGTTTTATATTCCTTGTTATTTTTACAATACAAAAGTAGTTTCTGTTGGTAGTAGTTTTTTCTACCAGCCATTTTTACATCACAGCAATTCATAATCGTCTTAGGAACATCCTTTTTATTATGTGAGGTAAATATTAAATCCACCCCAGCATGAATAAGTTCCAATATTTTGTCCTTATCGGGTTTGTAATTTACTTCTTCAATCACAACCACGGTGTCTTTAGGAACCGAATATGGGTCTACTATTTGTATATCATTTGCGTAGAAATAAACCGAATCTCGGTTTCCTACCTCAATTTTAGCCTTAGAGGTCTTTCCTGTCCCCCACTTCCCTATGTAAATCTTTGGTCTTTTCTTCATCCTCATTCATTATCGCCTCAAAGTTATATTTACTGTCGTCTTCTAAATGTTTATTTTCTTTTATCATTCCCATTAATATTTTAAATGTCTCCCACCCAGAATTCTTGGATGGAACAAATGATGGAAATATTTCGCATACTCTAAATATGCTATGTCTTCTTCTAATTAGTATTGAATCTACTCTTCTACCCCTTTCCCTAATTAATGAAAAGGATATGTCTTCTGCCTCTAGTGTCTCGCACAGGGCTTGAATCATTTTTTCCGGTGGGCGGATATAAATTAGAAACCTTGGTTCCCACCCACGATTACTTCTAACCCTTACGATGTTAAACTTACATGAAGCGGTTAGTAGTAATATACCGCTAAGTTGTTCTGTTGAATACATTATGGTCCACCCATATCCATTAGGTCTACTTCCCACAGGTGAAAGTGTTTATGACCCAAAATAAATAGGCCAGCCTTATCCTTCGGTCCAATAAATGTCTCGCCACACACAAAACAATGCACCTTTACAATCTCGTTATACAACCTTACACTAGATTCATCGGCAATATCTACAATATTTCCTTCTTGAACTGGTGATTCATCCCCTGTTTCCCACATAGGCTCTCATGTAATCCCTTAGTGTTAGATTCCTAAAAAGGTTTTGGGTGTCTTTTACTTTAGTTTCCGGTTTTACTAACGCTTTTACTGGTTTTTTACCTGTTTCTAATTCTTTCTTGAGTTTTTTAGCCGCTTTTTGATAGCGTTTTTGGGCTGGTTCTTTCCATTCATTAAATGTAGAAAAAGGACTATCCATAAATAGTCCGTGGTCCTCATCTAAAAACTCCCAAATAATTGCTTCAATTAATCGTGTGCGACACCCCTCCGCCGTTTTAGGTTCTTCGTCGCTATCGTAAGTGGTCATTCTTATTTCTCCTTATACCTTGGGTGATTTTTAGGCAAACGGTGTAGGCGGCGTTCACTCATATTTTGCATATACTGAGCAACACTAGCAACACTACTAGCCCAACGCTTTTCTGCTACTTCATCGTTTTCGGGAACCATTTGATACTTCAAGGCTTTCAATGAATCGGCAATCAATTCCGAATCTAATAACGCTTGAAGGATTTCATACTCGCCGTGAGGAACAGTTCTAATCCTCGTCATGGCAATCACACCCACCGTTCAAGTCATTCATAGCCATGACATACCCTGCAAGGGTAAATGTCGCAAGTTTAAGTTCTGCACTAAACGCCTTGTTAAACTTTTCTGCTTGTTCTGTCAAAAGCAAAAGTTTGTCGTAGATTTTATCTAATCCCATTCATTCCACCTCATCCATAATTCTAGTCCATGCAAGCATGATGTCTTCTCGTGAAATTCTAGTAGACTGATTACCCCTTCGGGTTGCCTCTTCACTTGAAAGTTTAACCAAGTAGGCAACAAGTCGCTGGCTTCTAGATTGAAGTTCTGCTACTGCATCTTCCTTGATTCCTCGTGATGTGTTTATTCCAATAATTCTTCTAATTTCTCTTACGCTAACCATTTGTTATACTCTCCTTTGTTGTAAAAAATCTTAGGAGGAATGCCCCCTAAGTTATATGTTATCCAAAATTGACCTTGGCCGACTGATATTTCTAGTCCGGCCCAGCCTTGCTTTACAGTTCCTAAACGCTTTACATTAATCATATTTCCATACATGTGATTATACAACATACTCACATGATTTAAATTGTCGTGCAGATATTGAACCACTAATGGTTCCTGCACATCTACCCATTCCTCTTCCGAGAAGTATTCTCCTGTCCAATCGCAAACTCTACATTTGTTTCCTTCACAAATAGGGCAAAGATACCTTCTGTCATAAACAGGAAACCTAACTGTGCTTAGTCTAGGGGAAACCTGTCCGTCTGCACGATTTTGGTCATTATTTCTTTGTCGTATTTCTTCTCCCATATTAATCTCTCCTCACCACCTAGAACGATTGCTTGTTGTAGGATGGGTCGCCATGTTCTTAAAGTTCTGCGGTCAGTTCCCGACCAAAAGGCGACCCCGAAGGGATGGGTATGAATCCAACACTTCAAGGGAAGTTTCATTCCCGAAACCATAACTCCTCCGTAGTCCACCAATCCCGGTGAGCCGGAATTCATAAACAACTTATCGTTAGCATCAACAATAACGCTAACTTCTAGTCCTCCTAAAGTTTCAACAGATGCCTTCCAAATCTCATCCAAAAACATGGGACTACTGGTATCAGCGATTCCGCTAAAAATCATATGTCTCCATGTTTGGTTAATAGGTTCCTGCCAAACTTCGGCAGGAACATTAGTCCATCGTTCATTCAAATTACCTACGGGTTCCTTGATATTATCTCCGAGGAAAAACCCGTGGTAGTCGTTCTCAATTTTTTCTTCCATTTCTTCTTTCATATTTTTTTTCTCCTTAAATAAAGTTCGCAATTACTCCTAATGCTAAGACACTTGCAAGTATTCCTAGTCTTTTTAAATTTTGCAGGGGGTCTACATCCAAAATAGTTCCTGTAATTAGATTTTCCATTAGGAAACTTTTATCGTCTATTGTATAACTTTTCCATTCTAAAACACTATCAAGTGTTGGCAAACAGAAATGATACCAATAACCATCCGTTACAATAAATCTATAACCACTAATGTTAGGAACATGTGCTAAGAAATCCTCTACTTGCTGAATACCCTTATGGGTTTGGTTCGGTGCTTCTGCTTCAATTAACCACTTAACAGGATGCTTATGACCTTTGAAAGAAACAGTTAGCAAATAGTCTAAATATTTATTCTTATTATCCACCGTTGTAAATTGAGGTTCACGAATATAT